CTGAACAATAATATCACAATAAATACTAATCTGAATTGTTTCTGTTTCAAGTTCGATATTTCGCATTATCTTCATCCTCCCAAGAAATTTGAATATCTTCCATTCCATCCTTAGTCAAATATATACCAGACCCAAACTTAAGCTGTTCATTATCTGCATATGAATTACTTTGCTTTTTAGTTTCTTCTAAACGATTATAAGGTTCATCTTGTCCATTTCGTTGCAATCTGAATTTAACATTATGAAAGTTTTCATAGGTTGTCTGTTCAATATCTTTAATTCTGGAAATCTTATTTGCTTCCATATATGAAAATCTAAGGCTCTCATAATATCCGCAGAACCCCAAATGTTGCTCTATTAGCATTTGTGGCAATTCACAAGCAACTAATTGCTTATATTCTCTTGAATTTGCTACTTTTAAATCATTAAAATTAACTGAATGCATCTTTTTAAAGTCAGAGTAAAGTGGTCTCATTACTTCTTCCGTAATTCTTGAACATATATCCTCGACCAAGGCCATAAATTCATCGAAGCAAATTATATATGGGGTTTTATTATTAACAGCTTCCATTACTTGTACTGTAATATGTTGAAGTAATTCCTTTATTCTCCGATAATAAACTACTTTATTTACACCCGCTTTTCTGAATAAAATAGCGCTAGCATCGTCTATCTTCTTATCGATATTTTCTAGTGATATAAATTCATACTTTTCACTGATAGAAGTATACTTTTTTTCAAAGTTTTCAAAATCCTTTTTAAATTTCTTTTTAACTTTTGTAATGATTGCCTTAGCAGTTTTATTAGATTTCTCAACACATTTGAATAATTCCTCTGCTGATATATCAAAAAGTATGTCTTTATTATTATATTGCTGGTCAGTGAACAGTACATATTTGCTGACTTCGTTCTCGGATGCTTCGAGTAATATCCAATTTAAAATCACTTTTTTCGCAATACTATCTGTAATATTTGTCCTTTTTACTTGCACAGCCATATTACAATCTATTCCACTTACTTTACTCATGAAGTTTTCGTCATAATCATCTATTTCATTTGGCTTAATTTTTTTGAGATTAACATCATCTATTGTTTCAAATTCTATTTGCATATTATTCTTAAGCGAAAGTAAATAATATACAAAGACTCTGATTTGATAAGAGAAGCCACTCAAACTGTTTATTCCACTACTATCTGCTGAATATGTATTCATGGTTACACCCCCAATCGTGCAATGTATACTAAATCTATCTTCTACATTATACCATTTAAAACTTGTTTTTTCTACAAATTGGAGGGACGCCATTACACTTGTCTATTAAAACAGAAAATGTAGCTATTTTTTATAATAATATAAAGAAACCTTTATCAATGGATATATCATTGTAAAGGTTCCCCATATGTACTATCCTGCCATCCAGTCCTGGGTTACGCTCACTTTAAAATTCCACCCTTGCCCAAATACTTTTTTGTATTCTCCTCCACTCTCGCCCCACTCTTCAATTCAAAAACAAAATGCGTTGGCGAGATAACTTCTATATTCTCAACCAACGCATTGAATATTCCTTCATCAAACTCTTCCAGGACTTCCCGCCTTCCTTTTATCACTTCAATAATCTCATTCACCCTTCCCTTAAAACTTTCCTTCAAAATACTGTCCTTATCAATATCTGCTCTTTTTTCCCTCAATTTCTCCAGTTCATCGGATACCCTCTTATATTCTTCTCTGTAAACCTCATCATCCATTCCGTTATTGGCCTGGAATCGTATGAGCCTTTTGAGCTCTGTTTTCATTTCCTCAATCTTGTTTTCCAGCGCCTCAATCTCCATATTACTCGGTTTATGTAAAAGCACCTTTTCTATATTTTCCGTTAAAGTCTTAATAAAGCCATCCCGACTTTCATATAGTTGATTGAACACCCTGATAAACGCATCTTTCAGAACATCTTCGGCAACTGCCTTGGCGGCACATGCTTTTTTCCCTCTCTGAATATAAGTTTTACATTGCCATACAAATTTCATGGAGGGATTATTGCTGTTCCACTGCCTTCTTCTGTATACGTTGCCACAATCACCGCAGAAAACCTTACCACTGAAAGGATATTTGTTGCTGTATTTCTGCCTATCTCCTTCAATATTATTGAATTTTGCAGCTCTTCTTGCCTTTTCAGCTTGCACCCTGTCAAACAAATCTTTTGATATAATCGGAGGATGATTCCCTTCGACCAATATCTTTTGTGCCTGCCCTTTATTATCCACTCTTTTGTGTTTTAGAAAATCTACAGTAATGGTTTTCTGCAAAATAGCATCCCCATAATATTTTTCATTTTCCAGAATGCCGTTAATGGTAGAATCCCACCATTTTGAGTTATTTGTGACGGTTTTGATACCATCCTTCATCAATCCCTTGGCGATGGCGTTATAACTTTTACCCTCGAGGTATTCATTAAATATTCTGCGGACAATTTCGGCTTCCTTTTCGTTTATGACAAGCTCACCCTCCTCATTTTTATCATATCCAAGGAATCTTGTAGTGTTTACAAGAACTCTGCCGTTTTCAAACTGTCTTTGGATACCCCACCTTGTCACATCCGATTGGTTTCTGCTGCTGTCCTGTGCCAATCCGCTAAGTATCGTTAGCAAAAGCTCCCCTGTAGAGCCAAGAGTATCAATGTTTTCTGTTTCAAAATAAACAGCAATTCCTTTTTCCTTAAGCTTCCTTACATAATGCAAGCAGTCCACCGTATTTCTTGCAAATCTTGATATCGACTTGGTGATGATCATGTCAATCTTTCCAGCCATACAATCGTCTATCATTCTTAAAAAGTCTTTTCTCTTAACTGTGTTTGTGCCGGATATGCCTTCATCTGCATATATGTCAACCAACGTCCAATCCGCTCTGTTATTTATATATTGGGTATAATAGTTAACCTGTGATTCAAAGCTTGATTCCTGCTCTTCCTGTGCCGTACTCACCCTGCAGTAGGCACATACCCTTTTTTTTGCACCTTCTGGCATTCCATTTGCCACCTGTATAGGTTTTGCTTCAATTTTCTTTATTTTTTTCGCTGTATTTGCTGCCATAAAATCCTTCCTTCCGAATATATTCTTTTTGTGGTCACATGATATAATTGTACGGGCTACTAATCAAGTCAAAGCTTGATATTCTAAGGCTTTGAAGGACTTTTTATTTTCATTGTCTATGGCAGCAAATTCATCTTCAGTAATCAGATTTTTACTTCTCAACATCTTTAGCATATGTAAACTCATCTGGTAATGTATCCTGTTTTCGTTTATCATTAAATTCCTCCTCACAAAAATTAAGACCCGCTTGATTGAAGCGAGCCTTTTACCACAGACCTCTTAATTGAATGCTTTGTGTAACTGCCTGACCGCTCTGATTGCTGGTGGCAGTCAGTATCAGATTTGGGGTACTCATTGTCTTGTTCTGAATCTTGACCGAATAATCATTTAAAACGGTATAGACATAATTTAAAGATGGCACTCCATTGGGATTGAGGGTAAATGTATAAGTATCATTCGTTTCAATGACACCGTTTACATATCTCTCCATCCCAAACAGCATGGTATCTCCTTCAATTATTGAAAAATCGGTATAATCTTTTCCTGAACCGTCAAGGTAAGACTTATACATTTTATAGGTAATAATATCAGGTACTTTCTCTTCTATCTCAATATCTAAATCCAGACGGACGCTGGGATTTACCTCCATGTATACGGATATGATAACATTTCCAACAGACAGCCCATGTACCAGGCCATTAGAGACAGTTGCAATATTTGAATCAGAACTTACCCATACTAAGCTTACTCCTGTATACTCAGAACCGTTTTTAAAAACAGTTGCTGTATAGGTATAATCAGAATCCACATTAACCTTTCTGTTTGAGTCGGAAACACTGATACTCCATACTGCAATAGAATTTTTATTTGCAATCTCGTTTTCCATATCATCATCGGCTGCAATTAAATCTTTTTCAGCATGGATGATATTAAGGCCATTCTGACTGCGGTCAACGCCGACAACCTTCCATGCGTAGCCGAGTTTAATAAATCTATTGTTTATGTCTATTTTGTTGGAAAATGTGTCTGCCGGTATTGTAGCCGTTATCTTTCCAGCAACTGTATCAATATATTTTCCTTCGTCTATAGAAATGCCTATGTTTTCAATTATGGAATCAAATTCATGCAACACTTCATCCAGGACGACCTTTACTTTATAATTACTCCTCCTCATTTTTGCCTTATAGGATTTCTCATTTTTATCTTCCTGGCTTATTACAAACCATCTCTTATTCTGATATCCTATGACATCTCCTGTTTGAAGTTTTTCATCGCTTCTAATATATTTATCATCATAATAGCTTGGCTTATCGCTCGCATCGCTGATTATGGCTGTATTTTGCACACCGTTGATTTTTATGTCCTCACCTTTTTCGAATTTGAAAAAGTTCCACAGCTTATCTATCTTATTCACGAAACATCACGCTCGCATTCATATAACCAGCACTCCAGATAATCGCTCCAAGTCTTTATTTTCATAATCTTGTACAGATTATCTTCGATTCTCATATATCCTTCAGGATTAATTTCCGGCTTGATATCACAAAAAGCTCTCCTGGTTATCTCAATTTCAATGCCATCTTCGAAGAGCATTGTTTTCTCATAAGGCTGAACATCGGCATATATAAATCCTGCTTCTTGAAAATCAGAGTCCAGAATTATTGCCTTGGTATCATTGAACATATGATCCCACCACCCTGATTCTCGGCTTTGGGAGAGACAGCTTTATCGTATCGGGGATCGCCCCTTCATAAGCAACACTCTTTTCTCCTTCGGTTTTCTTGAGCATCCCTTCGGCGTCTCTGTTTTTATAAAGATAAACGGCATATTCGGCAGCTACATTGTTATACTGCTCCGGCAGATCATCAATATTGCAATACCCAATAATGATTTCTCTGGCCTTATTCAGATAATGATTTAACAAGGAATCAAGAGAAGTATCCGTAGGTTGAATTCCAAGTAAAAGCTTCATTAATTCCAGCATAAGCTATTCCCCCATTTCTGATTTTTCTTTGGAATCCAGCTCCTGTATTGCTTTTAGCAGCTCCTGCTTCTTATAACCGATTCCGTTAAATCCACGTTCTTTTGCATAATCCGTAAGCTCTTTATATGTCATGTCCCCGATATCCTTTTTTAGTATCACTTCCTCAACTATATATCCGTTTTCCTGAAACCATGAAACAAGGTGAGGGATATTTGTTTCCCCCACCCCGTTTACAAAGGCTACGGTTGCGGATATACCGTTGTATTGCTTGTTATTACAGTATATCTTCGCCATAAGTACCTCCTGTCAGGATACTTTTATGTTCCTGAAAACTCCGGCACTCCTGGTCGCTTTCAGGGCAACAGCAGCTACCATTTCGACTTCGCCGGTTTTTACCGCACCGGAAGTTGAGAAATCGGGAAGCCATATCTTCACCAAATCCTGATTCGCTAGTGATACTGCATGGAAGCCGTCAAGAGAGAGCCTTGCAGCATAGATGTCTGTCAAACCTGTCACTGTATCAGTGCCGTTTGGTTTTCTTGTATCTACTATCGAAACCACAGGGTCATTGGTACCGGCCTTCGCCCCAAGGTCTACAAGAACAATTCCGTCATAAGCATCTACCGTTCTGCCGAAAGCATCTTCACTTTGGGTAAGATACCCTGCTCTCCTTGCCACCGACTTTATTTTTGTAATCAGTTTTGAATTTCCTCCAAGGAAGGTCGGCTTCCCATCAAGGTTGGAAATGAATTCATCCAACAGGTCAAGGAACTGCTTATAGTTTGTATCCACCGCCGATGAAGTTGACAGGTCTATGGAAGCTCCTGAATTAAATTCAGTGCTGGAGCCTGTGATCGCTTTATTCAAACCGTCAAAGGCATTCTCATTAACTGCGGAATCACCGTTTATAATAGTGTCATGGAATAATGCCCTTGCCGCCTTCACCTTTTGCTGCACCTGAAGGCTAACTTCGTCTACCAGACCGCCGGTACTGGCAATGATTCTGTCAATCTGGAATGAACCGCCGAAAGGCTTCAATTCTACAGTATATCTGTCCTTGGTAACCTCTTGAGGAGTATATTCCGAATTCACTGCTCTGAATGCAGCAGTAGGCTGTGTTATAAGCCTTGTGTAACCATATGTGAGGGTAGCTCCGTTAGTACCTGGGGTAACCGCATCATCAAATATGATGTTATCCAGTATGAATGAACTTTTTCTGAATTCATCAATAACCCCTGCCTGAATATCGTCCTGAGTGTTTAATTTTGCTTGTTCTAAAGTAATAGCCATAATATCAGTCTCCTTTCAAATTTCACGTTTTGTTATTGGAATAATAATTCTTTAATGCATCGTTCAGATTCTTTGGCTGGTTGTTCTGTTTGTCATTTTTAGGTGGATTATATCCGTTGCTCTTCAGTCTTTCTTCTACGGCAGACTGGACTGAGGCACTAAAAATCTCTTCAAACCTGCCTATATTAGAAACTGTTGTTTCCTCGTCACTTCCCAGAACCAGATCCACAATCTTACTAATTGGAAGCTTTTTCTCGGAAGCTATGGTGAGAGCCTTATTTTTCAAAACCTCTCTTTGCTTCTCCAACTCCATTTTCTGAATCTTGTCATTAAGCTCCCGAAATTGCTTCTTTTCCTCGGTTTCCTCTGGATAGAGTTCCTTAATCCTCTTGTCAATTTCTTTCTGGAGGTTGTTTTCCTTCCATGTTTTAAGCCCTTTCTCAAGGTGCCTGTCACGTTCAGAATCCAGCCATCTTTTGCCGTCCTCATTTTCAGTGAGAAATTTTTGCACCCCTTCAACGCTGATTAAGCCCTGAAGATATGCTTTTACCTCGTTGTTCCCTTTGTTTTCATCAATGTACTTTTTTACTTCCTCGAATGTCATAGTTTATAGCTCCTTTCAGTTAGCCCTTCCGACTCCGCTTGAACCGGAAACGCAAAATATTGGTTGATATTGTAATTGAGTAGTTTAACGTCATGCTCAGGACAAAATATATAAATGTTGACTGATAGAAATTAAAAAACAAGGTTCTAATATAAACATACCTTGACCTTGTTTTTTTATTTTGAAGCCCTTGATACAAGCGAGTTTCATATACCTCTAACGGTCAACACCATGCTGATTTATTTCTCTTATTCTGGATAGATATTCTAGCTTGTTCTCTTTTGACTATCTTCCTGCATTTCTCACAATAAATTTGTCTATTAGAACCGGCTTCAAAACTGTTATTGCATCTTTTGCAATTTACTTTCGGTTTTGCTTTCCTCCCAACTGTATCCATCTTGTGTTCCTGACGGTATTCATGCTCCAGTTCCATATCCAGCGGAAGCACTCCTTCTTCAAAATATCTACAGCTTGTCAACTGCTCTCCTTCTTCCCTGAAAAAGATACAGACGCCATCCATGCTGCAGCAATAATTATTGGCAGTATTCGACTCAGCAAAATATCCGGCACAGTCACTTTTGACCAGCCGCTTGATTTTATTTATGTTCTTCTCTTGTACCTCCAAAAAAATTTAATATTGATTTTGAGTAAATTTGACCAAACCCTTTAATATCAATGTTCTTAAGGATTCATTATATTTTAATATTAAAAAAATTGTTGCTGATTTAAAGTTATATAGTGACTTGGTTTTGATTTGATGAAACGTCATCTGCCGAAGCGGTACCATTTCTTTTTAGTTCAGAATGGAATTTATCAAGCTCAACTTTTGGTGATTCCACAAAGGGTAATAAAGACAGAAGTGTTTCCTGTGAGCAGACATCTTTTAATTTTACGATAACATCGGCAAGTCCTGTCAGATCGGTCGGGAGATTTCTTGTGAATTTCACCGCTATATCCCTGTAGTCGTAAAAGTTGCCTTCCTTCTTCTGCAAATAAATAAACAGGTTCTTAAGTCTCTGCTTGATAACCTTCTCCATAATGGCTTCCCTCATGGCAACCCTGTTCTCAAGATTTAAAAGCTTGTTCCTGAGAGCCAACGATGATGTATTGGCAGCCCAATTCTCATTAAAATTTACTTCGTCCATCAGGTCGAATATTTTTCTTTCTATATTATTGAGTTCATTCTGTACGAAGGAATCGTTAATATCCTTGGTGAGCCAATATACCTTTGCCTGATTGGGAACCTGTATAATTCCCATAGACTTCATCTTCAGCAAATCCTCTTCCTCAATCTTTGCATTTTCAATTACAAGATAGGCATTCCTGTGGTCGGCAATCTCATTTATCAGGTCAGAATTAATGGCGTTGTATGCATCAAAAAGTGAAACAACGTCCTGAAATCCGCTTTTCCTTTCATTATTAGACGGACAAACAATGACAGGCACTCTGCCGAAGATATGCTCATGGCTGCCTATATATTTAAGTTCCGGTCTGTTTCCCTTGCTTCCTAATTCATAATGTCGGATTTCGGAATCGGTATAGACATCAAGGTATTTCTTATCATCAAATCTTCTTGTAAAGGTATGTAAAGCCAGCAGCACATTTCTTCCGGCGGTGCCATCCTCCAACACATACGCTTCAAGCGGAGTCAATATCGTAGCAGAGAATTCTCCTTCTGAATTCACATAATTAAGTTCATATGCCTCGCCATATATTTCTGACTGTTTGCATAAATTTATATTATGCTCCTTATCCCAGTGGCTTGTATTTCTGTCGATAGCATCTACAATTTTATCATCATCTGATTTGGAAACATAATTGACAGGCTTTCCGAGAAGATAGCCGGTTTCATTGTCCATAAATTTACGTGGAAAGTTGAATACCAGCTTCATATTGCTTCTGCTGTCCTGCATCTGATAATTCTTAAGAATTGAGTGGTTCCCTTCATAGTAGTCCTTGTATTTCCTTTTATCTTTGGCGTTTTTGCTGAGTTCATTCAAGCATTCCAGTATTAAATTTTCGTTTATATCCAAATACATCGCTCCTTTCAAATGGGCATAAAAATAGCCCGTACCGCTCTGGTACAGGCAGGAAAAAGGCGCATCTGCACCCTTTACCATGTTAACCATCCATATGTTTTAAAATCATGCGGTGTCAATTTGTAATAATGCTCCGCATATACTTCTCTTTTCATTTTCCTTCTGAATTTACGGTTTGTCATCTTTCTGATGCTTGTACTTTCCGTATTATAATGATATCTGTGTCCTCTGTTTCGGTTGCGGTAGTCCCTGTACTTTTCAATCCTTGGGTCTTTAAAGTTTTTACCTGTTTTGTAAAGCCTGAAAGTCGCCTTCTTCAATAGTTCTTCTTCCCACTTTACAATTTCTTCATTATCCAAATTAATCCCTGGCACAAAACTATATGATTTGCCTGACGGCAGATAGCTTCAGTACCTAAAGATCAAATATATACGGTGGTAACATATCAACACCTGCATCCTTCATAGAAATTGAATATGATTTATTGTATCCAATTCAGTTAACTCTTGCAATAATATCAATATAACTGTAATTATCTTGTAAATATGCTTCCTGTAATGTATAAGTTTACATAGTGCCTCTAAATATCGTAAATGGTTTTATACTATCGGTTTTGCATTCAAAGTCATGCAATAGCAGTTCTATACCAAAATATCCGTCCTCATTGAAATCAATATTGCACCTTTCCTTTTTGCGAGCAAATATTTCCCCTTCATGGATAAATATTATGGAAATCCTTCTGCCTCCCTGCTCAATCTTTATATTTTCTGCTTCAGCAACATCTTTTACCGGAGGAAGAATAATGCGACTACACGCTACATTTTCTTCAAAAATATTTATCCCAATCCAGTTATTATCCTCTGATAGCAGCAACTCACATTTAACACCAGAAATTGTTTGCACCAATTTTCCGTTAAATTCCCTTAGATAAATGTAAATCAATTTTAAGTTATTATGCTTTTCAAATGTGATTCTCATATGAAAGCCCTCCATTCTTAAACCTCATGTAAAAGAAATCAAAACAGCAGGCTCCTATCATAAAACTTAATACTTTTAACGCCTTCAACCAACTGTACAGCACCATATAACGAGTCTGGCGCATCGTCATACTTTGCCGCTTTGTTATAATCCTTCACCTGATTATTATACCTTATATTGGCAGGATTGAACAGAATATGCCCTTTCTTAACTTCAGGCTCCAGAGATACAATTCGCTCATGTTTTTGTCCTCTGCTGATTATCTCATCAACCGGAGTATAAATCTTATTTTTCCAGAGTTCCTCCTCAAATTTCTGTTTCATATAGCTCTGAGCCTGTGTTGTTTCAAAGCCTATCTTTTCAATGGGATACTGCTGTAGCTTTTCAATAGCAATCTGGAATAAATCATCTGGGAGTAGTTTATATAAGCTACCATCAACCACATATTTCTGCTTCGTTTTCCGATGTTGCCCAAGTATTGTAATCGCACTAAAATCATTCCGTTTTCCGGCTTTTATTGCAGGATCAATGTACATAACCAATTCCATCTCTTCAAAATCCGGCAGCTTGTCCCAATATTGAATATCCTGAAATATATAATCGTCTGTGCTGCGTGGATCATTCTGCATTTCTTTATAAAATGATTTATCTCCCATTGCCTGTTTCTTGCACATTAAATAGTAATAATCCAGATATTCCGGCCATAGGATATCAATGCCTTCCAGCATATCTTCCTGATGGTCATAAAAAAAGGACTTAGCAGTTTCAATCCTGTCTAAGTCCTGAAGGTTATTATATTTTGTTTCCCACTCACTCCAAAGGTCATCCCTTTCTGCCCAGCTTATTACTGCTGATTTCTTAATACTTCGTACCCCAGGAATTTTCCCCTTCAAAAGTTCAGCCATTAAGTCCTCTTCATGAAGAACTGTGCCTACCACAAGGATGTTGGTATCCTTCGTACCAATAGGTATCACAACATCAGTGAATGTGCTTTTTACCTGTTCACGCTTCGATTCCGATTTTGCAGTATCATCTTTGAGCAGATCATCGAGTAGAACCAATTGAGGTCTGTGCTGCTTGAAATGGATTCCTCTTAATGAACCATCAATACCTCGAATCATGATACAGGCATCCAGTCCACCTCTGCCACGAATCCATATTTCATTATTGTTCCAGCGATTTCCTTTATAAATTCCAAAATCCTCAATCAGAAGTTGATTGTTCTCAAGCTCATCCTTTATCATATCAAGAAACGGGAGAGCAATCTGCTCCGTTGCTGATATGATAAGAGTAAAGCAAGATTTACAGTATAAAGTTGAATATAGCGGAAATAAAAAAGAATTGATTGTGCTTTTGCCATGTTCCCTTGGTAATCCGAAAGCCTCAATCAATCCCTTATTGTCCAGCATATATTTTAATTCTTCAAATAGCTCCTTGTGAAACTGTCCGAACTTCCTGTCAAAGTATTTCGGGAAGTAACACAAAGCAAAAAATTCTATATCCATCTCGCCAAGCAACCTGCGAAGCTCTGAAAATGAAAACTCCCCAACAAGTTCTTCTATCTTGTTCGGGGAGAAATATTTGTTCAGGTATTCTTTTAGCAGGAGGTTCTGGCGGTGATGGTCTTGTTTTTGTTCATAGGCTGTTTCCATAGAACCTCCCTTCTCTATTGTTAAATTGTATATATGATCATGAAAGCATCTCCAGTTCCTCTTTAATCAAATTGATTATTTTTTCTGTACATTTCTCATCCTCTAAAAAGTCCTTTTCTATGATAACAGTTCTAAATCCATTGATATCAATAGTTTTACCTTTATGGGCAGCAGAGAATTTTTTTACTACATCCTTTGACCATCCATCAATATCAACTCCATAACAAAGAGGACACCCATGTTCTTCCCAAAAAGGATACCAGACGCCGAGATATAATAAATTTGTTTTATCCTCTCGTCTTTTGATATAAATCCCATACTCTTCATTGTTCATACTTTTGCTTACTGTATATATTTGAGAAAAATAATTTTTAGCTTCATCTATTATTGCATATAGCTTTGTAAGAATTCTTGGTATTTCAGGATTGAACATATAGTTTACCTCCACTCTATTAAATGTTATAGGTTCAATTTCAAACCATGACTTTAATAACTCATAAAAATCTCTAAACCGTTCACCAATTACATTTAAATCATTCTGCTCAATGCAACTAATTATTTCACTCCAGAATACTGTCTTAATGGAAATATTGCACTTGTTCTCTTTTAGCCACTTGTCAACTCTTCTTTGCCATTCAGTTAAGTGGCTATAATTTGACGGCACTAGAAAAACTAAGTATTTATATCTCTTTTTAACGCTTTTCAGATATTCTAGATATGAATCTGGCTGGTTACTCGTAAGCCCTGTATCCCAAGTCTTCACTTCTACAAGGAATTCACAATCATCATTGGAAATTGCCATATCGGGTCTACTCTGATTTATATCGGTAGTATATTGTGTCTGGAAATCATCAAAAGAAACCAATTCAACATCATCTTCAAAAAATAACCTCAAAAAAGCATTTCGGAAAGGTTTAAATGCCATAAAGTTGCATAATAACTCCGTCATACTGTTTTCAGAATTTACAACTCCATAAAATACGTTCTGTACTCTAGCCAAAGTATCACTTCCAATTATTATGATAATAAATTATATCATACATCAAATTGTTTACTGAAAAAAATGTCAAAAAAATTTTCATACCATTTGCTGTAGGGGCAATTTGCACATATAGAAGCACCCCTCCCATCGGAAAAGGTGCATTAAAAAAGAGTGGGTTTGCTTACCACTCCAATGCTTCTAAAGAATCACTCATGTCCTGCTCGGTTGTGACTGTGTAAAGGTTTGTAGTCATTATATTATCGTGACCAAGTATCTGCTGAATCGTTGTAATTGCCGTGCCTTCCTTGACCAGCTTATAGCCAAGAGTATGCCTTAATTGATGGGGAGTTACCTCAACATCCACTCTTTTGCCGTATTTCTCAAGAATAAGGTTGATTGCATTCCGTTTTAAAGCTCCACGCTGCCCTATTAATAAAAGGTCACTGTCATCCGCTGGTCTTTCTGAAAGATAATCCTGAATTGCTTTCCTGACATCCTTATTTAATGGTACTGTCCTGTTGACCATTCCTTTACCAACTACCCGTATAGAGCCTTTACGTTCCGATATATCAATATCTTTAAGCCTTATGTTGCAAAGTTCACTCACTCTAAGCCCAGTGCCAAGCAATATTTCTAAAATGCATATATGCATTTTATTCCTGTATCGATGTATCTCAGCTCGGAGCTTCCTCAAGTCCCTTTGTTCTAAGCCCTTATATTGGCGAGCGTCCCGATTCTTTATTGCTTTTATACTAACTTCAATAGAATTTGTTCCATTTTCATAAAGCCATTTGCAAAAAGCATTGATGCTGGCAATCTTCCTGTTGGTTGTAACCACCGATTCGCTGGTATTCAGCAAGTGCTTCTTATATTCAATGGCATCAAGCTCAATCAGTTTATCAAGACCGCAATCAGTCCTACTGCTATACCAGTCGATAAAAACCTTGCTGTCACGAATATAGCAGCCTATGGTATTCTTGCTGCGTTCCTGGTTTCTTAAATATACTTCAAAACCGCTTAAATCAAGCATATAGACACATCCTTCCTTTATTTGGTGTGTCCATGTTACCTCTGTACTGCCCCTTAGTCAACTGAAGACATAACCCTAATTATGCATTGTAATCAGGCTTTTTCAGGGCATTTTTTTATATAAAATCGGCATTTATCTCGGTAAAAACTGACGACATAAGATTATTGCATATCTTCTTCAACTTGTCTTTGCTGCTCCTCTTTGCAATCGGCATCATTCTCTTCTGTATCTGCATCCATCTCGCCATTCACCATTTGCAGGAACAACTGCTTCCTCGCCTCTTCATTTTGGCTCGTATCCAATATAAGCTCCTTCTTATCCGACCATTCCTCTGGCATACGATTTCTTAAGAAGAATGATATGGCTTGAGCCGATGGTGGCTGGTGTCGCTTTATCTTTTCAATCTTGGTTCTCTTTTTCCCATTTTTATCCTCTTCAACAATGGTCTTGAGTTCTTCATATTCATACCCAATACAAAGCTTCAATAATGATTTTTCCACTTCATTACATAACACGCTCCTGCCCATAGTTACAAGTTCAGAGAGTGTTTCATGCTCTTTACAATAACGATACCAAGAGTCGGGGGAAATAGCAAGTTTCTTACAAATCTCCCTTACGGTATCTCCCTGCATCAGCCATTCCTTTATGTCAGACAGTCTTGGTAATATGTCCGAATCATATCGGCTTGTTTTATTTGGAATTCCTTTTCTACTACCACCCATGTTCTCACCTCCTTCATAGTCTGATTTAATAAAAGAACATACTTATTGATTTAATCATCAAATCAACTTTCTCAATATATTGACTCCAACTTTTTATTCTATTTTTAAACTAAAATAAAATGTAAATATCTGTAGAATGCACAACCTTAAAATGATATAATTATTCTGGAAATAATTATCATTAGGAGGTATGTTTTATGGGTAAAAATCAACATGTAACCCCTCACCCTGACGGTGGATGGCAAGTAAAAGGTGAAGGCAATGACAAAGCAACAGTTATTACAAAAACAAAAGCTGAAGCTATAGAAAAGGGAAGAGAAATTGCTAAAAACCAAGGCTCAGAGCTTGTTATACACGGTTTGGATGGAAAAATCTAGGACAAAGATAGTTATGGTAATGACCCTTGTCCGCCAAAAGATACAAAGGGTTAATTGTCATTTTCTTTAATTCTTATTACATATCCAGTTGCTGAGATAATATCTTCACAAGTTATCTCAGCAATTATTTCTCCAGACATCTCATTTTCAATAATTACATAATCAATATTCTCTTTTATAATAAAACTCACTATTAAGCACCTCCACTCGTAATTTTCTTCATAAAAAGGAGCCTCAATCGAAGCTCCCATCTCAATATACCTTTATTTCAATATTCCAATCTTTTCATCAAACTCATCAATCAAATTTTCATCCAGTCCCCAGAACAATATCAATTCTTCATATACTTCCCTCAACTTTTTCAAATCCTCCTGAGCATATTCCTCTCCCAGCACACAGACCTTTTCAATTGCTGTAGCCAGTAGTCCGCTCAAGGTTTCCCGTATTAAGTTTTCAGTTTGCATATTCAACATTCCCCTTTCACTTTTTGGTTAGGTAGTACATTAACTCCACTGCCGATGAAAGTAAAGTTGAAATTGATAACTTTTTCTATAAGCCTTTTATCTTCCTGTATCGGTCATTTGCGAATGCTACTGAAAATTTTTACCACCCGCTACTGAATTTTTTTACCACTTTGGGTTACCAATAAGTATGTTTTTTTGTGGTCATTTATCGAAGCATAGCGGAGACCCTTTATATTGAGTAGGAGCCATGTTAGCCTTATATGGAAAGGGGTGGACGGTTTTATAGACTTCCACCCTACCACTTGGAAACATGGTTCCAGAGGCTCAATGTAAAGGGTGACCACGCATCCTAAAATGGTACAAATTTTCAGTATCATTTATAGTATTTTGGTAAAAAATTCAATAGCGTTTACAGGTCATTTACCCCACAATATAAAAATATCGCCCCACAAGCCAACGTGAAGCGATATTTTCGGTATAGATAAGCTATTCAGCATCTGCAACTATATTCTTTTCAGGCTTTTTACCGCTTCGGAAAGCCGAGTTTCCTTCAAGATTCTCCAGCAGCACTTTCCTAGCAGCCTTATATTCATCTCCGACCATGCCAAGCCTTATAAGAAAAACTCGGAAGGTAAACTTATCGTTATCAGTATCCTTCGATTTAGCTGAAGCATACTTTAAGGTTTTAGCATTTTGATTCAACAGTGAAACAAGTTGAGTATAAGCTTGAACCTTTTCAGGAATTACTTCTCCTTCTAAAAACTTGAAGATAACGGTGTTATTAAAATCAAAAGCAATACCTGGACAATGTTTCTCTCCAATACTCTCTATGGCTACCCTGAAATTATCCAGTGATTCAATTTTGCCTTCATTGATGCCTTTACAAAATTCAGTTTCGATAATATTGCCAGTAATTCCGAGTGATTTTTTAATAAGCGCCTGTTTGCTGTAAATCATATTGACCAGATTTTTTAAAGTGCTTCCAGTATGACCTTCCATCGGAACTGCAACCTCAATGCTTATTGTCTCGGCAATAGGTTCACTTGGCTCTTCCACCTTACCTCCGTTTAATATGCTTTCAAGTTCCACTTCCATTCCAGCTGAAGTCGTTATCTTTCCTGCTCTGTCAATTGTGTAAGTTTCATCTGTTGTTTGAACCTGATAAGCAAAACTTGGTACTCCCATATACTTTGGCTCTACCCCAAAGTGTTCTCCTAAAGCCTTAATGATTTCTTTTCTCTCCATAATAAAAACCCTCCATTTCATGATTTTGCTGTACTACATTAATCACTCAGAAAGCACATTAAATCAAGTAAAATGAAGGGTAATCATATAATTATTATTGTTTAATATGTAGCATCAAAATGTGCTATTACTCTCTCAAGCATATTTTTAAACTCAGTTTCATTACTTATCTTACTGAGGCATATATGCCCGTTCTTACTGCATCTACTTTTATAATCATCTAAAACCTCGGCATATAAATAACCGCCAGTACCGCCTTTCTGCAACAGTCTTAGTCTCTCAAAGATAATTTTATGAAACTTCCCCTTTGAAAAAGTGAAATGAGTGCCTTCTGAATCTTCTCCTTTTGATAAGCCATATGACAACAGTAAATTTTCAACATATTTATAGTCCATATAATCATCTCCATCCATAATTATCTATCCTGATTATAGCATATCAGAGTAGTGGATTATAATTGCATTTTTAAGTCTGAGTATTTGTACTGCTGCCTATCTCTTTCAATAATTACATCATTACCGTTGATTCCATCTTTATAATTAATCCAGCGTTCAACAATTACCTGACAATATTTCGGGTCAAGCTCAGAGCCATAGCAAACTCTATCACTTTTATCAGCTGCAAGAAGTGTAGTCCCACTTCCAAGGAAGGTATCAACAACAATATCACCATATTTGCTGGAGTTCTTTATTATGTATTCAATCAGCGGAATAGGCTTCATTGTTGGATGTACATCATTTACTCTTGGCTTGTCAAAGTTCCAAATTGTAGATTGCTTCCTGTCCCCATTCCAATAATGAGAACCTGTTGGTTTCCAACCGAATAATGCAGGCTCATGCTGCCACTGATACGGTTGCCTTCCCATAACAAAGGTATTTTTTACCCATATACAGCATTGAGAATGCTTAAAGCCTGAATCAACAAAGGCTCTCCTGAAAATTAATCCCTTAGCATCTGCATGAAATACATATATACTTGCTCCATCATCGGATATTTCATAAACTCTCTTGAAAGCTTCAAGCAGGAAATTATAAAATTCTTCATCACTCAGGTTATCATTTTGTATTGTCAACGCATCTTCCGTTTTCCCTACATAAGCTATTCCATATGGAGGGTCTGTTACTGTAAGCTTTGCCTTTTTGCCATCCATGAGTTTCTTTAAATCTTCAACCTTTGTAGCATCACCACATATTAATCTGTGTTTGCCAAGCAGAATAATATCACCTGATTTAATAGCTGGCTCTTCAGGGACTTCAGGAATCTCTTCTTCCTCTTTATGATCGTCTTTTGGCATGAATTCGTCCCATAACTTCTCTGCTTCTGCAAAGTCCACGCCAGTAAGCTCTATATTATAATTCTCAGTTTTTAACTCATCCAGCAAATGAGCCAGAGCAGACAGATCCCATTCGCCTGTAATTTTATTCAGAGCAATATTCAAAGCTTTCTCTTTCGTCTTATCAACCTCAATTACCACACAGTCAATTTCATCATATCCGAGTTCCTTTAATACCTTACTTCTTTGGTGACCGCCAATAATGGTCATATCGCTGTTTACTATAATCGGCTCACAATATCCGAATTCTGTAATGCTGCTCTTTATTTTCTCGAATTCTTTATCTCCAGGCTTCAAGTCAACTCTCGGGTTATATTCTGCGTGTTTTAAATCTGATATCTTAATTTTCTTAAATTCCATAATTGTCTCCTTCCATAAACTAAATTTGAGCATAAAAAAAGGAGCATTTATTAATACTCCAAAAAATTATTATTTCTATAGCAGTTCTAATATTTTATTAATTACAGTGTCAGAATACTCTTCGTATAAAGTGTTATTGTAAACATTGTTTTTCTTGTCTTCATCAGCTAGTGGAACTCTAATCCATTCATCATTTTGTTCAAAGACCCTTTTCCATAATATTTTTCTTCCATATCCCATAGAATTGTTGCTATTGGGGAAATTAAACTCCTTAATATTTCTTCCTATTACATATCCTATAGCCTTTATTAATACTGTACTATCTTTAATATTATAGGACTTAATGTATATGATATCGCCTTTTTTTATTCTTCTTAACATTTCATATAAAGAGCTCGCTTCAGTTTTGCCCCATCCTATACAAGCACATTCTTCGCTAATAAAGTCACTAGAAACATCCTCATCATAATAAGCTCCTATTCCAAAAACAGCCATATAATCAACACCTCTTCGTAATTATTTTGATAATATTATAACACTTTTTCCTTTTTCCACTCAATGCCAGCTTCGCTGGCTTTGAGTCCTTCTTACGGACAATAAAGTTATATCATTTATAAATCGGTTTGTATTTATCATCCAAACAATTAATAATCTTATAATAAGCTGGCAATAGTTCAATATCAACAAAATCACCATTACCGAAGCTATCAATATACGGATGCTTGAAATCTTCCTCAAATCTTATATGAAAACTGCTATTATCTGCAACAATTACCTCAGCAGTTACATCATCAAACTGGTCAGCAGTGATATCAACAATAACCCCATCCTTCTCAAGCCAAGCATGACTTTGTCTTCCTAACTCACCGCATACATAATCAAATTGCCCAAGACCCATTTCATCAAGATATTTTCCTAAAAGAAGTGACGCATCACCACAAGAACCCCTAGGAAACTCATGAAATGAAATCGGGAGCTTCTTTATTCCATGCTTTATGATTGCATTTCTAAACTGCAAACTCAATTCTCTTAAATATGAAATATCTGCCTTCAAATAATATCAACTCCACCATACTATTCTACGTGGGGGTGCTACCAAACTTTTATTCCGCTACGCTCCATAAAAGTTTTTTCGCTCTACCACCCCCATACCCCCTCAGAGCGATAGAAAAATTTCATCCTTCCTATAAGGAAAATTACAAAAGTGTGAATGTTCTATATATTATATATAAGAGTTTCACACTTTTACATATCCTTGGTAAATATGTATTCTCTATTATTATCTGGATTCGTTATAATGCCTATTTGGCTGAGTTTTTCTTTGAATGATGGCTTCCTTATTGCTGACTTATCCATCTTTATTTCTTCACACAGTTCTTCTATCTCCTGCTTTTTAATGGTTTCCCCTTCCTTTGACCACATATACTTTCTCAGAATCTTCTCTATCAAAAGTTCCTGCTTGGTTGGTTCTTTATAATAGTAGATATTTTCAAAGGTCTCCATATTAACATTAAAATACTTACCTAACTCTGAAATCAGTTCCTCAAGAACCTTAAGCCTTCCAACAAAATATACATCAACAAGCTCCTTTTTTCTATAAGCGGTTCTACCAATCTGCTGAATATTGGATATCAAATAATCATTCATCTCGGTATGGCTTACATGTTGGATATGTGTGTCATCTTCATCAATTTTTCTTCCTACAGCCAGACATTTATTCTGATAAAAGCTGCTGGATTTATTTAATTGACCTATTATAATAATCCTTTCGCAGTCCGAGAATTTATTGACACCCGTTGTAAATTCACCATGATGGATAACCGTATAGTCCTTACCTTCACATATTTTTTCTAGTTCCTCAGAAATATCCTCTTTAAAATCATAGGTCTTATCAACGGTTACTTCCTTAAAAACAACAATCAAGGTCTTTTTGTTTTCGAATTCCATTATCTGCTTACATTCCAATGCAAGGTTCTTAATATTAGCACTATAGAAGCATTTCCTGTCTTCGGCTTTCATATTGTGGTCACCTGTTTTCAGGAGTCTACCCTTCGAGGTATTGGCATCCCTATAAGGAATATAAACATTAATTTCTCTCTTTTCATTGTAAATATCATCACAAATTACAGCATTGGATTTCAAATAGTCATAGTCCAAATCCGCTGTAGCATCCAGTATTATCGTTTTTTCAAATTTCTCATTATATGCTGCAAGGTCTAAATATCTATAGGCATAAATCTCTCTTGTAAGTTTTCTATTTTCTTTCTCTGCTCTTGCTTTACTATCACCAAAGCGGTACGGGATACCAGTAGTAATATTTTTGGTGTTTAGTATCTTCCCTAAGTCCAGCAGATTTTCATACTTTTCCCTTTCAATGGAAGTATCATTATAGAATGCCTTGAGCAACTCCTCGTCAAATTGAAATCCCTTGCCATCACGAAAAAGCTTTGTCTGTTTGATTACTGGCTTATTCATTTCTGCTGGGTATTCTAAGGAATCAATATACTCAGTTATCTCCTTGAATAATTCCTCATATTGTCCAAACTTATCAATAATCAATTCCTTTAATTTCTTAAAGTTTGTATCTGTAATGCTGGAAATATCACACATATCGATTTTTTCATCGATAATCAGTAGTTTTCTTTTAATTTCCTTTCCATCGTGTTCAAAGCACATGATATCTTCAAAGAACTCATCGATATAGTTGCTCAAAAATAACCTTGTATGTGATATTGCCAAAATCCTGTGTTTCTTACACTCGGCTTTACTCTTTCTTGCTAAACATTGTATTTTACAGTCATGGCATAGTCTGTAGTCATAGTAAACAACATCAGGCGGTGGACTTCCGAACCACCACTGTTTTGACCTGTCTTCATACTTCCTGCAATCTGTAAAATTAAATCCCCTTACAGTACGGGCTATAAATCCAATCTGACCTCTGACATAATCTACTCCATCATTGAATTTTACTTCTTTCCCATCAATATAGGAATAGTAAGCTTGTTTTAAAGCTTGCCTATCATTGTCAAAACCATATTCCTCTAATGTTTTATCGGTAAGACCCATATCAATGCAGAAATCATGACATTCTTCCAAGGTTTTCTTAACAACAATTGCTCCGAATTCGGGATCTTTGTCATATAAGTATTTCATGAATTCAACCAATAAACATGATTTCCCTTCACCCATTGGAACATTTGCAATAATAGGAACTTTAACGTCATCATTGTTTTTATAGTATAGCAATTTTGACAAGGCATATATGTTTTCTTTTTGCCTTTCGCTGATTTCATTGCCATACCACTTTTCCTGTATCCACAGAAAACTTTCTGCTATATCATCAGGGGATTTATCACTGATATTTATATTTACAATTTCTTCTACTGTTTTGCACTCCAAACATTCAGACCCCCTTTTTAGAACCCAACTACATCTTTGAACTGGTTATATTTTTCCATAGTTTCACGCAGTCTGGGGGAATCCTTAAAGATGAATATTTTCCTGTTTGAATCCTTTAAGTCTGGCTTTTCATCAACTTTATGGAATCTATTAAACATAAGCCATCCAGCCATTCTTTCCTGCGTTATAACAATTGTATCATTTTTCATGATGCTCATGACCTCCTTGATATTTATTATAATAGTTTGCGAACAAGCCATTATTTCGGCATTGTCCGCCCTACGCCAGCTTCGCTGGCGATATAACTATCCTTTAATATCAACAGTTACTTTTATTACAGTTTGAGTATTCTTAGCTGTAATAATTTCTTTAATCAAAACATCATGACCGATATATTTTCTTAAATCTACTCCTGAAGAAAGAGTTTCTCTTTCCTTTATACTCATATTTCCGTTAATACCGAGCCAGTTGCTTTCATTTATAAATAAGGGATATGCCTTCCCCAGCATTTCAGCAGCTACCTCTTCTGCTTTTCCCTTTTCAACACCCATAATGGTTATTATTAAATCCTGTATATCAGGCAGTTCATCTGCTTTGTTCCTTAAATATTCTTCAGGAATGCTCATATCCTTCTCAGCATCGAACTTTAAAGGATACTCTCCATCGGAAACCTGAGTTCTATAATACTCTCCCAACCACTCGAAAACATCTTGTTCGTTTTCGTCAGCCTTAACCACGTAGATTTTCTCTTTATCTTCGTGCATTTTGATATTCTGCAGAATTCCTTCGGGGGCAACAATCCAGCAGAAGGAGTAGTTATCATTTTGATTATTGTACTTGGTATTAATATAAGTCATTCTAACGGCAGCAGTAGCCAGCAGTGACGGGCAGCTGCAAATTTTCTCCGCATCCATCCTTGTTTTCTCATAAAGGTCTTTGTATTTCTGGTCTACAATTTCACGCTCCCGTTTATACCTGTCATCACTGGAATATGGATTGATTTTTGATTTTAAAATTGCCAGTGTCCTGTTTTCCTGTATAAAATGGGAGTACACATCATCCAATGCTTCAATGACCTTCTGCACAACTTCACCATCAAGTTCAGGGTTCATCAAATAATTGTATATATTTTCAAAACGCTGAGCCTTTATTTTTTTATTGATGTCCTCTTTCATTACCCTGTTCACATATTCTTTATACTGTTTCATTCTGTCGGCAAAAAAGTCCATAGCAGATTTAGTGTCATAATCCTTGGTGAACTCATTTCCATCCTTATAATACATAAACTGTGGCTTTTTCCTGAACTTCAGCTTTATTACCTCTGGCACTACCACATGGTCGAAAAGTCCAGACTTACTGGCATCAATCATTTTTCCTTGTAAATCTTTCATTATGGCAATAGGAAGGGCATACTTCGGCAGGTCGGCTTCTTCATTTGCCACATTTTCTATAGCGGTATTGATATCAGTAATCACACCTGTTTTGTCCTCGGAATCAATAATAAACTGAATGACATTGTCTTTGTTCCAATCTTTGCTCGGTGCGGTAGCTTTATCTTCATCATTCACCTGAACCAGTGACGGAACAATATAGTCCTCTAATGTAACCTCAGCTTTATCAGGAAAGCGAGCATTCAAATGGTCTTGGAGGCTCTGGTTAATAACCTCAAGCAAGTTTTTATTGAAGTTCTCGCTGTCCTCTTTTTTCACTACAAAGTTATAATTCTGGAGGTAATCAACTTTTACATCCTTCAAATTATAATCGGTAGAAAGTACGAGCAATTCGTCCCCGTCCCTGTCATTTCCCCCTAGCCTATCGGGTTCAGTACCCAGCGGCATCTGAATGATATTATCCAGGTGCTTAATAAATTCCGAGTCCTGTCCCTGATAATCAACAAAGTCAACCTTTGCGATTTCGGAGTAGCTCATGATTGGATTCCTTGCCAGCAGATTTCTGCCGACTATTTTACCACCACAGTAAAACTGCTTCTTTCCAAGGAAGCCTGAATACTCCCACTGCTCTCTGTTATCAGCACCAGCATATCTTAAAAAGGCAAGAATATCCTGTGTGACATACAGATACTTCCCCTTCACATAAAATCTGCCCATGCACATATCATCAAGCTTTTTATTGATTACATCCTTTATGGTCTGGATTACTTTACGGTCAAAGACCATCCTCTTGTTTATATGGATTGCTTTAATTGCATCGGCACATTCCTTTGCCAGATTGGTGTCGGAATTCTCCTTCTGAATGAGATTCAGGAAGGTTTCAATATACTTTATATCCTGCCAGTCGATTTCATCCTTTCGGTAAATACTCAGTACCTTATGGATGATATCTCCCTGTACGTTTGACAACGCAAGCAAGTCCAGCTTTTGAATGTTAAGTGCCAGCCATAGCTGATATGTAGCCCTTCTGAATTCTTCTTCTACAGGCTTTGCAAAATTAGAAATACCTATGGCATCATAGCCATATTTAACAAGCAGTTCTTTATATTCATCAATACTCTTAAAAAGCCATTCCTTCTTTTCTGAGCCATCCTCTTTTACTCCAGTTACATTCAGCTTTGCCTTAAAAGTTGATTCTGTAGTAAGGATGTCGATTTCATTTATCTTGTGTGCTTGGCCCCACATATCGGTAATGAAGCCTATATTGTGCTTTTTATAATATGCTTTAAAATCTACAACAGGAAAAAATCCTTTAATAGCAGGGAGTCGCAGCTGATATCCTGTACTAGGATAATCTGTTTTTATAAACGCCTTAAACTTCTCCCCAAGCTCCTTTGAAACAATGCCCATACCATCAAACACATTCTCCATGCATTTATGGTTTATCTCAGTAGCCAATTGAAGTCCCGTTGACCATTCAGTAATTGGAATCTCCTTTGTTTCATCCTCACCAATTTCATCGGTCTGTTCTTCAATGTACAAGGCATAGTATTTTGACTTTGTATCTACATAGGTTCTGGCTTTTGGATTTTCAAGTTCCTCTGCCTTAACCTTTCGACCAGCTTCCTTCCACTGATTGACGGTCTTATAAGTGCTTTTTTTGCGATTCTCCTTCGGAATTTTCTCCACATTACAGTCAGAAGCATTCACTGCTTCGCTAACTGCTTTAATTTTCTTATAATACTCTTTATCCGCTTCAATCCAAGCCATTAGTTCCTGATACCGCTGCTCTTCCTCTGGAGTACGGGTATATGGCTTAACCATCATTACATCCTCGTAAACAGGCACTTCACAGTCAGGAATAATGCAAATGCCAAGCTTTTTCATATCAGCTGGAACTAAATACACATCGGTAGTGGTCAGTGCATTTCTTGTAAGGTTCTTTGATATGGTACACTTATCAGGCTCTATACCAAGAGAAATATGCTCCTTCAGTTTCTCCAGATATTTTTCCAGCACAAAAATCTGCCTGCACTCCTTATTTTGAGAGCCCGAAAGCACATTATCAATAAACACAAAATGCCCCACAGGATCTGTATCGGTGTAAAAGCCTTCTTTCAGCAGCTTCTCAAGCTTTGCAGTTTGCTCTTTATTTCTGCTCCTGCCTGTTTCAATTGTTATAATCGGAATAAAGTTCTTTTTCACCCTGACTTCATTTCCGTTTCCATCAGTTTTATATTCAACGGAATCGTCATATTTACGACCCATTATTTTCTCATTTAATATGTAAAACATCAGCGTTTCGCTGGTGTTCACGGCATCATTATTATCAAACTCCAGCATCAGCTTGCCCTCAACTTCATTGAGTTGCTCAAGCTTGTACTGCCAGATATGATATTGGCGTTTTTTAACCATCTGTCCTGACCACCCCCTGCATATATATGCTTCATTTATATATAGCCGAAGAAAACCTTCGGCTATATTCTACAAATCCATGCTATTTAGTATTTCTTTAAGCTTTTTCAATTCCTCTACTGTCAACGTAACTCCCTTACCCATTTTATCATGGTCTGGAGACCATTCACGAATGTCATACTTAGCCTCTTTATCGTTCCAGCTTACAAGGTTTAATTCCTTAGTCCAACCTTTTGCTGATTCAGAGAGGATTGCAAGGTTCTCTTTAATTTCAAACTTTATTTCCGCCATTTTTAATAAACTCCCTTCACATTTGCATTGAGTCTATTGCTTTTGAAGTCATCATAGCTTTTTGCCCATTTGAATCTTACATCTTCTGCAACTGCTTTAAAGTGTAATTCGCCGCACTCAATCTTCATTTGCTCAACATCTGAAAGGTCTTTCCATTCTTTATCAATCTTCGTCTCAACTATAAAGTATAGCTTAGCAACATCGTCATCACCTTTATAAATTACAGCCCAGTCGGGGGAATATTCACCATATGGTGTATCAATTACAAATCCACCTTTTTTTATTTTTGTATATAGAAGTACATTTTCATCTTCATCCAATCCTTCTGCAAACCTATATTCACCTTTACTGTCAAGTTTATAAAACTTGTGCAAAGCTTTTCTCTTGCCTTCCTTTGTTGGGTACACTTTAGAAACATCATTAAGTTCTGCCCTATCAACTGGTTCAGCTTCAAATATGGTTTTGTCACTGAATACATATCCTTCAACGATTTTATACCCTGTGATGCTCTTTGCCTTATAATCTATAAATCTCTTTTTTATACTTTGAGTTACCAAATCAAGCACATCTTGATTTTTTAAAAGTACCTTCTTTTCCAACTGTGATATTATTTTATAAATTGCAAGCCTCGGCAGCATCGTGTGATACATAATGTAATTGATTATTTCAAATTCGCTTTTATTTTCAAGCTCACCCTCAATATCCTCGTAAATGCTGAACTTACTAGCATCTTCCATCACAAATTTCTGTTGGTTATTAAAGGAAGCCTTTCCAGATTCAACTTCAAATTCATTTCTTATTCTCTTATATCTCAAGAGTTCATTTAATGTATCTATACAGTCTTTAATAAAAGCTTCACTGTCAATTTTAACTTGATACATTGTTCTCTTAGTCATACGATTGCTCAGCTCTTTTAGGAGCTTTTTGAAATTCTCTTCAGAAATAAAGCTATGCAGTCCGTTCTCTACTGGAGGTTCATCTCCATTTTTAATAGGGATTTTCTTAGTACCTTTCGCAATCATATATTCGACAAATTTCTCTTTTATCATTTGACTATGTTCTTTTAAAGTTTCATCTTCGAACTCTATTTTATGAATATCCTTGGCTACCTTAGTTAGTACATTTTTTTCATTTACAAATTTCTGTTTCAACAATTCATTTTTTAGAGTATCCACCAATTCGGCAGTTACCTTTTGCGTTGGCACACCAGCACTTTTTAAAGCAATAAACAGGATATCCGTTGTAACTTCATCTTTATTAAATCCTGAATGCTCATTAAAATCTTTCTGAAGACTATCTGCAAAATGATCATAATAATCATTGGCTATAACAGTTAGCTCGTTAATCTCATTATCTGTACATCTATTTCCAGAAGTATCTACTGGAAGCCTTAAGCCCCTTCCGATTTCCTGTTTCTTTGCAATTTCTGAGCCTCCACGCTTTAATGTGCAAAGAGTGAATACGTTAGGATTATCCCATCCTTCTCTAAGAGCTGAATGTGAAAATATAAAGGCAAGCGGTTCATCAAATGATATCAGCTCGTCTTTTTTCTCTAAAATAAGTTCTATTCCTCTGTCTACATCCTCTTGAGACTTGGCTTTTAACTTTTGTTCATCTAATATACTATCCCAATTATCTATTTCAACAGCATTTTTATTCTTATCCACCGCAAAATAGCCTTCTCTAACTTTATGAATATCATTGTATCCCTTGAACAATTCAGGATATTCTTTGAAAACTTTATTCCAGTTATTGTCTTGTATCACCTTCGAGTATTCTTCATCAAAAATACGCAGATATTCGCCCCTGCCATCAGGAGAAGTAGCATCTCTGAACTTATTTACTGCATCAATAAAGAACAGTGTTAAAACTTTAATATTGTAGCCTTTTCTTAAAATATTCAGTTGTTTCTCCAAGTGACTCTTTATAGCTAGCCTAATCTGAATACGAATAACTTCCTCTTCACCTATGTTAAAATTGCTCTCTCCAATCGAAAGTTCCAATATTTCATCCTGAAATCCTACTTTAAGCTTCTTAAGCTTATGCGGGTCTTCTTGAATGAATACATTTTTATATTGTTCCAATCCCCCAGAAGCTTCATAAAGCGAATCCCCACCTCGAACTTTTACTGGCAGTGTTCTAATGATACCACCCTGTTCAACATAGAATATTTCAAGCTTTGCTTTTAAATCGCTTGTGAATTCTACATATCTTATATAAGGATAATCCTTTGGAATAGTACCATGAACAGTTTTAACCTCAATCTTTTTAACCAAATCATTTTTAAAAGCATCATATGAATCAAGTTTATACACCTGATTATATAGCTGCTTATGCGTAGCTGAATATCTCAGGATAAACAGTGGGTTTATCATTTCAATGGCTTCAAGGGATGCACTCTTTTTCTTTGCCGTACCCTCAATTTTTTGTGGCTCATCAATGATTATAATCGGGCTGATATACTTTATATCCTCCCATAAAATCTGCCCATATTCATCTGATTGTCTGATTTTATTGCTCTCCTTGTTGAATGCCTGAATATTCATAATAGCTATACTTAAATCATTGGTTTCAACAAAACTTGAACTTATTTGTTTTGGGTTTCCAGAATCATAGACAAAAGAATGGTTCGCCAAATCAAGACCATCGTATAGAGCTTTAAAATGATCTCTTAGCATATCAATACTTTTTTCTACACCTTTTCTTATGGCAATACTCGGTACAATTATCATAAACTTTGAAAAACCGTATGTTTTGTATAGTTCCAGTATGGTTCTCAAATAAACATATGTTTTACCCGTACCAGTTTCCATTTCTATGGTAAAATTATTGTTTAAAAGCTGATTATCTACAAACAACATGTTTTTTATCTGGACATCTCGAAGGTTATTCAACAGCCTTGTTCCTTTTATAATTTGAGGATTTCTGACTGGGTCACCTTCGTCAAATTTTCTGACTCTATTTATATTTTCATATATCGTGCTTTCATTCTTTCGGCTAACCCCTTTAAATAAGTCAACCACTGATTTTATCGCTTCTTTCTGGTATGTCAGTTCATCATCAAACTGGAAAGAAATGCGGTTTGACAA